TACATTTAAATTTGCTCTTGCTGTTGCTATATCTGTTGCACCTGTTCCACCTTTTAATATTTGTACTATACCTGATGATATATTATTAGCATTTAAATTTGTTAATTGTGAACCATTACCAATTATATTTCCAGATGTATTTATATTAGTATCAATACCATTATTTAATAATGTTTTAACATCATTGTTACCATATTGTGCCGATCCACTTATTACTCCATTACTGTCTATTAATATTGTATTATTATCTACTTTAACACCACCTATTATAGATTGAGATGCTAATGGTAATCTATCTGATGATATAGTACCAGATGAAATATTATTAGCATTTAAATTAGTTAATTGGGAACCATTACCTATTATATTTCCTGATGTATTTATATTTGTATCTATACCTGTATTTAATAGTGTTTTAACTTCGTCATCACCATATTGTGCAGCACCACTTATTACCCCATCACTATCTATTAATATTGTATTATTATCAACTTTAACACCGCCTATTATAGATTGAGATGCTAATGGTAATATATCTGATGATATAGAACCTGATGATATATTATTAGCATTTAAATTAGTTAATTGAGAACCGTTTCCTATTATATTTATTGCTTTTATATTACCATCAACATCTAATTTTTCAGTTGGATTAGTTTTATTAATACCAACATTTCCGTTATTTAAAATATAAAAAACGGAATTATCATTTGATTGAATATCAACAATTGTATCATTACCTTTTTGATTAACAATGAAAGCAGTATCAGTACCTTCATTAGTAATTACAAATTTATCAGAAACTTTTACTTCTGTATCTAAAACATTAAATTCACCGGTTACATTAAAATTACCATTAATTGTTAAATCATTATTAACGGTAAAACTTGAATTTAATTTAATAAGATTATTATTAACCTTTTGAAAATTAGTAAAATCATCAACTCTACTTTCAATTATATTTGTTTTATCTATAAATTTTGTATCTAATTGACGAATATGATTAGATGTATTAACAAAATTTTCTTTAATATTAATATCTTGACCATTTAATAAATTTAAATTATCAATAGTTCCATTATTTATTGTACCATTTAATGTTATATTATTAACTATTAAATTATTATCAATAGTTAAATCTGAATCTAATTTAATATTACCATTTTCAAGTATACTAATATTACTTGTTTTTGCTTCTATATTTCTAATATAATTTGAAGTATTATTAGTTAATATATCTATATCTTGTATAAATTTTGTATCTAATTGACCAATATGATTTGATGTAATTAAAATATTAGATTCATTATTAATAAAATAATTAGAAATATGCTGATCTAATTCGCCTATATGATTTGAAGTAATTAAAATATTAGATTCATTATTAATAAAATAATTAGATATATTTACGTCTAATTCGCCTATATGATTTGAAGTTATTAAAATATTAGATTCATTATTGATAAAATAATTTGAAATATGCTGATCTAATTCGCCTATATGATTTGAAGTAATTAAAATATTAGATTCATTATTGATAAAATAATTAGATATATTTTCGTCTAATTCGCCTATATGATTTGAAGTAATTAAAATATTAGATTCATTATTAATAAAGTAATTAGAAATATTTTCGTCTAATTCGCCTATATGATTTGAAGTAATATTAAAATTTTGTTGTATACTAATACTAGTATCTATATCATTTAATTGATTTAATTGATTAACTGTTATATTATTAATAGTACCATTAAATTTAATATCACCATTAATATCTAAATCAGAACTAGGATTATTTTTTCTAATACCTATTTTTCCACCATCATCAATAAATAAAATATTAGCATATTGATATTTTATATCTAATATAGGTTTGTTACCTAATTGATTAATAGAAAAAGCAGTTGTACTACCATTATTAGTTAAAACCATAGATTCTGAAATAATATTATCAGTATTTGTAGTTGTAAAAGTACCTAAAACATTAAAATTTCCATCAATTGTTAAATCATTTTTAATATATGCACCACCTTCTATTTCTAATTTATTAGAAACTGCTTCTCTACCAATTCCAATATTACCATTAATAATATTTAAATTGTTATTAATTGAAACATTATCATTAAGTAATGAATTATTAATTTTACCAGATAATATATTATTCGCATTTAAATTAGTTAAACCAGAACCATCACCTAAAATAGTAGATACTGAAACATTATTTGGTAATCTATCATTATTAATAGTACCTGTTAATGAAGTTGCATTTAAATTAGTTAAACCTGAACCATCACCTGAAATAGTAGATACTGATATATTATTTGGTAATCTATCATTATTAATTGTACCTGATGAAATATTAGTAGCATTTAAATTAGTTAAATCAGAACCATCTGATATTATTTTAGTTGATTGTAAATTACCAGATATATTAATATTATCAGGTAATCTATTATTATTAATAGTACCAGAAAAAATATTATTAGCATTTAAATTAGTTAAACCAGAACCATTACCAGATAAACTTTCTACATTAATATTATCTGGTAATAAATTATTATTAATAGTACCAAAATAAATATTTCCAGCATTTAAATTAGTTAAACCTGAACCATCACCTGAAATAGTAGATACTGATATATTATTTGGTAATCTATCATTATTAATTGTACCTGATGAAATATTAGTAGCATTTAAATTAGTTAAATCAGAACCATCTGATATTATTTTAGTTGATTGTAAATTACCAGATATATTAATATTATTAGGTAATCTATCATTATTAATTTTACCAGAAACTATTTCATTAGCATTTAAATTAGTTAAAGCAGAACCATTTGCAGAAATAGTAGATACCGATATATTATTAGGTAAAAATTTATTATTAATTTTACCTGATGTTATTTCATCGGCATTTAAATCTGTTAAACCAGAACCATCACCTGAAATAGTAGATACAGATATATTATATGGTAAATGATCATTATTAATTTTACCAGAAACTATTTGATTAGCATTTAAATTAGTTAATTGAGAACCATTACCTATTATATTATTTGCTAATATATTACCATTTACATGTAATTTTTCTGTAGGATTATTAGTGTTAATACCAATATTATTTAAATTATTAAAATAAAAATTTTTATTAGTTAAAGTAGAAAAAACTCTATCATTTGTATAATATAAATTAATATTACCTTCAGATAATAAATCTGTATTTTTTGTATTAAAATTAGCATCAACTTTTGATTCTGTATAATATTGTGATGTAATATTTTCTAAAATATCTGCAGTAGTAATAGTTTGTAATTTATTATCAAAAGCTACATTAAATCTATCTGTAGTATAAAATAAATTAACATTACCTTCAATTAAATGGTCTGTACTTAATTCTTCGCAATTAATACGAATATTACCATCTCTAATATTAAAATCACCACCATTTATATCTAATTTATATTCAGGATTATCAAAAGAAATACCAATATTACAATTATTTTTAATAATAAATGTATTAAAATCATTATAATATGTTTCTAATATATTTTTTTCACCTGTTTGTTTAACTAATAATGTTGTATCAGTACCATTATTTTCAATATTAATAGATGATGTATTATTATATGTTGTATTAATTTGAGTACTACTACCAGAAACAATTAAATGTTGTGTATATAATGTACCATTTATATCTACATCACCTGATACTTCTAAATCTTTATTTGCAGCAATAAAATTATTACCTATACCTACATTACCTGTTTTACTTATTGTCATTCTTTTTTCACCATCAGTATAAAAAGATAATACATCTGTATCAATATATTCATCATGTTCATGACCACAATTTTCAGCGGTTATATATGTGTCTTTGTCTCTATCTCTAACACCACCAATATGTTGCCATCTATATTCTGAACCATAATTTTCATATCCTTCAAAACATTGTTCTTCATTATTATATCTTATATAACCTAAATTATCTATACCTGTTGTATTCGGTCTTTCATTATTATTTCCTACTGGTAATTTAATAGCATTAGTAGATGTTATGTCTAAAATTACATTTGGATTATTTGTTCCTATACCAATTTTTTGATATTCTGTTGAATTTAATATTAAATTATTATTAGAATCTATCCATCCATCTGTTGCAGATACTTCTTCCGTATCATTTCCAAATAAATCATTTGCTGTTATATTTTCTAATCCTGTTAATGTTTCATAATATTTAATCCAATGATGTATTTTAACATCATTTAATGATGATATACCTTGATTTGGATTATAATATTTAACACCATCTAAATGATTATCAACATCCGAAGGTTGTGGTGTTAAATTTTCAATTATACTAGGTATACCTTTTTTTCTTTTTTTAACTTTCATAGAACCCTCTTCTGATGCTGATAAACTAGCACCATCACCTATCCACAATGAATTATTACCAACATATAAATCACGAAATTTATATTCAGGTGTACCTAAATCTAATAAATTATTTACAGATGGAATAATACTTTTTGTAAATATTATATTATTATCATCAGAACTTATAATATCAGTACTTATTTTACCATTTATAACTAAATCACTATTTAATTTAATATTTCCATTATCTATTACTTCTATATTACTTGTTTTTGATTCTATATTTAATATATAATTTGATATATTTATATTACTATTTTCTATTATACTATATGTTTCAATTAAATTACTATTTATTTTATAATCTAATAAATTTAAATGATTTGAAGTATTTTCTTTATTTATTTCATTTAAATCTAAATAATTTGATGTTTCTACAAAATTATTACTTATATTTTTTGTTAAACCTGATAAATAATTTATTTCTTCCGATTTAATATCATTTACATTACCCGTTATTAATAAATTTCCATATAAATTTATATTACAACTATTTATATTATTTCTTAACCATATATTACTATTTATATTTATTTCATTATTATTTATTTCTATCATTTTATTATTTATATTTGTATCTTCATCATATAATGATATATTTGCTTCATTTGATGTTAAATTAAATATTAATGAATTTTTTCCAGAATCATATTCATATGAATTATATGCATTTAATATAAATTTATTTGATACTGTTTTTGACGTTAATATTGCTACCTCTTCATTTGATGTTATTATATTAAATTTTTTATTAGACATATTTCTATCTATTTTATATATTTATTATTTATTATCTATTTTTTTCTTATAATCTATTTTCTGGTTTTAGATATTTCATATCTAATATTTTAAATATATCTTCTTCTGAATTTACTTCATATTTTACTATTTTATTTGTTTTTATATCGGTAAATCCATATTCAGATAATGATAATCCTTTCTCTATTGCTCTCTTTCTCATTATTATATTATGATTATATGAACCTGTAAAATATAATAAAGTAAAATAATAATGTTCCTTTTCACATATTAATATATCTATTCTTCTTGCTGGTGTTTTTTCATTTATCTTTGATATTCCCATAAATTTTTTTTTTCCATTTGCTAATTTCTCTATTATATATCCTTTATCTACTAATTTTTCTATTATTTCATTTAATATTATCTTATTATCTTCTTTTATTAATATATCTATATCTCCCATATCTTCCTTTTTTCTTCTATAACTTCCAACCATTTCATATTCTATGTTTTTATTTATATCTTTTAAAGTATTTTTTATTATTTCATTATGTTTTTTTCCTTCTTCATATGGTATCCTTTCTTCTAAATCTTTAAAATATTTTAATCCTATCTTTTGTTTATTATTTAATAATTTTGTATTCTCATCTAAATCACTAAATTTTATATTTTTTAATACTAATTCTTTTATTTTTGCTGGACCTACACCATATATTTTATTTAAATTTGTATATAATTCATATTTATCATCTGATTTTATTTCTTCTACTCTTTCTATTTTTCCTTTTTCTATATATTCTATTATTTTTTCTTTTATATTTTTTCCTATACCTTTTATCTCTTCTAAATCTTTTAATTCTTTTATTTCGTTTTCATGCATCTCTATTAAATTTATTGTCTTTTTATACGAATTATATTTAAATATATTCCCATTTATTTTTTCATATTCTTCTATTATTTTAAGATTTTCTATAATATTTCTATTCATTTTTTTTATTTTTCTTTTCTATATTTATCATTTTTTTATTTATTTTTGTAAAATTATAATATTTTTTAATTTATAGAAAGGAATATAAACATTATGGATTATCTTCCATTATCTATATTTATAATTATAATATCTATTATAATTATTTTATCAATATTATATACTTTATATTTTACTAAAGAATCTTTCTATAATATTGATAGTTATAAATGTCATGCTGCTTCTGATGATAATTATTGTGCCCAAATACAAGAATCAAATCCTGTCGTTTGTTTTATTAAAAAATTATTTTGTGTTATTTCTAATTTAGTTACAAATAATACTAAACTTGAAAATGATAATTCAAATCTAGAATCAGAAGTTTCACAACTAGAAAATAATAATTCACTACTAGAAACAGAAATCTCGCAACTAGAAGATAATAATACTAAACTTCAAGATAAATTAGATAATATAACTAATTCTCCAAATTCTACTAATCCTACTGATAAAGAAGTTTCTAAATTAATTAATAATTACCAAAATTTAGATATTATTGATAAATCTGATGTTGGCCAAACTGCTTGTGGTATTACTGATGATAATTGTGCAACTTATGAAAAAAATATTATTGACTATTATAATACAATTATGAGATCTAATGGTGATATTGATACTGGTTATGATATTGATATTATTAATAATGTAAACTCTTTACCTACTGATAAAAATATTAATAATCATTATTGTACTGTAACATATCAATTTACTAAAAAAAATAAACATAATACTGCTGAATCTAATTCTTCAGAAACTGGCGAACAAAAAAGAAAATTCTATTATTTAACACAGTCTGATAATAATCATTTATGTGAAAAACCTATTTTTAATAATATGAGTTCTCATTTATTACCAAATAATAATATGGATTATCCTTATTCTGAATCAACACCTACAACTACACCTACACCAACACCTACACCAACACCAACACCAACACCAACTCCAACACCTACACCTACACCAACACCTACACCTACACCGACACCTACACCAAC